TACCAAGACGGTTGACTTAGGCAACGGACATGTGTATATTGATTGTTTAACAGAAAAAAAGTGGGTAGAACATTCAAGATACGAGCTAGTAAAGCCTATTATTATGAATAATCAGGTACCTCATAGGTTTACAAATCCTAAAGAAACTGTTAGAATATCGTTTAGTATTAGGCTTGACCCTACTAAACCATTACCAACACACTTAATCAAGGAAAATTAATGAAGACTTACAACAGCGAGCAAAAAGCAAAACTTAACCAAGTAATCAATGAAGGTATTGCGGTTATGCAGGAAGTTGAAGACCTTAATGCAGGACTCAGTGACACTGTTAAAGCAATAGCAGAGTCTATGGACATTAAACCAACAGTTCTTAAAAAAGCAATTAGAATTGCATTTAAATCTAAGTTGGGCGAAGTTAATCAAGATCACGAAGAAACTGTACATATCCTAGAGACTGTCGGCAAGACACTGTAATTGGAAAACATAAAAAACTTTTGGGGAAAAAGTTATACAAGTGATCCCACGGCATTTTATCTTGAACTGGTTAGTTTCATTACAACTGTTGGTGCTAGTGCAACTTTAGCATTTACAGCAGACGATCCAAATATGACTGTAATATACCCCGGCTTCTTTGTGGGATGTATTTCAGGTGCAATTGCATACTTACGTAGAAGTTTACCTTTTCCGTTTTTGTTGACTAGCTGGTTTGCATGTGTTAACGTATTTGGATATGGCGTAGCATCAGGATGGTGGTAAAATGAGTTACATAGACGCATTACATGACAGAGACACAGATAGAATCCACGTTGCGGAACGTGTTAATGGTGAGAGAATCTATAACGAGTTTCCTGCCAACTATGTATTCTACTATGACGATCCCAAAGGTAAACATAGAACAATCTATGACACTCCAGTAAGTAGATTTGCCACACGTAACGGCAAAGAGTTCCACAAAGAGCAAAGAATACAAGGTGGCAGTAGAAAACTGTGGGAATCAGACGTTAATGTAGTTTACCGATGTCTAGAAGAAAACTACTTAGGCGCAGAGTCACCTAAACTACAAACTTGCTTTTTTGATATTGAGGTCGACTTCGACCCTGAACGTGGATTCAGTCCGCCTAGTGATCCGTTTAACAAAATAACTGCAATAACCGTTTACTTAGATTGGCTTGACAAACTAATTACTCTTGCAATCCCGCCTAAAGGCATGAGTTGGGAAGAAGCACAGAGTATAGCAAATGAATTTGATGACACGTTTATGTTTACTGATGAGGCAGACATGTTGGATCAGTTCTTAAATTTAATTGATGATGCAGATATCTTAAGTGGTTGGAACAGTGAGGGATATGATATTCCTTATACAGTCCTGCGTATCAACAGAGTACTAAGCAAAAACGACACAAGACGTTTTTGTTTGTGGGGACAGTATCCTAAGAAGCGTACATTTGAACGTTTTGGTGCAGAGAACGTAACATTTGATCTTATTGGTAGAGTGCATTTAGATTATATGCAACTCTATCGCAAATACACATACGAGGAGCGTCACAGTTATTCACTGGATGCAATCGGTGAGTATGAGCTAGATGAGCGCAAAACAGCATACGAAGGCACATTAGATCAGTTATACAACCAAGACTTTAAAACGTTTATTGAATATAACAGACAAGATACTGCACTACTGCACAAACTGGATCAAAAACTTAAGTTCTTGGATCTAGCAAACGAACTTGCACATGACAACACAGTATTATTGCCTACAACAATGGGTGCAGTTGCTGTTACAGAACAAGCAATTATTAACGAAGCACACCAACTTGGTAGGATTGTCCCCAACAGGGCAAGCAGAGACGAACAAGTAAGTACACAAGCGGCAGGCGCTTATGTTGCACAACCTAAAAAAGGCATGCACAACTGGGTAGGCGCTATTGATATTAATAGTCTGTATCCTAGTGCTATTCGTGCCTTAAACATGGGTCCAGAAACTGTTGTGGGACAACTACGTCCTATTATGACAGACAGTTACTTAAATGAAAAACGTGATGCAGGTAAAAGTTTTACAGATAGTTGGGACGGTCTATTTGCTACACTAGAGTATACTGCCGTTATGGAAATGCAAGCAGGCACAGAGATAACTGTAGACTGGGAGAACGGTGAAAGTACTGTACACACAGGCGCAGAACTCTGGAAGATGCTGTTTGATAGCAACACAAGTTGGATACTGAGTGCTAACGGCACTATCTTTACCTATGAGAAAAAAGGTATTATCCCAGGACTATTAGAACGTTGGTATGCAGAACGTAAAGAACTACAAGCAAAGAAGAAAGACGCCACAGACAAAGAGGACATTGCATTTTGGGATAAGCGACAGTTGGTCAAGAAGATTAACTTGAACAGTTTGTATGGTGCTATTCTTAATCCAGGTTGTAGATTCTTTGATAAACGCATTGGACAATCGACCACACTAACTGGTAGAAGTATTGCAAAACACATGGATGCATTTACAAATGAATGTATCATGGGTGTGTACGATCACACAGGTGAATCTATTATATATGGTGATACTGATTCTGTTTACTTTACAATGTGGCCCGCAGTTAAAGATGATGTCGAATCAGGTAAGTTAACTTGGAACAAAGACGTAGTTATACAGCTCTATGACCAAATTAGTGACAGCCTTAATGAGAGTTTTCCTAAGTTTATGGCCAAGGCATTCCATTGCCCCAAACACATGGGAGACCTTATACAAGGTGGTAGAGAGATTACTGCAACTAAAGGTTTATTCATTAAGAAGAAGCGTTATGCGGCACTAATTTATGATATGGAAGGCTTTAGGCTGGATACAGAAGGTAAGCCAGGCAAAGTAAAAGCCATGGGGTTAGACTTAAAACGTTCAGACACTCCTCCTGTTGTGCAAAACTTCCTTAGTGAAATCTTACTGGCAACACTAACTGGTGCTGAAAAAGAAGAGATATATGACAGAGTACGTGAGTTTAAATTAGCATTTAGAGAGCGTCCAGCATGGGAAAAAGGTACTCCCAAGCGTGTAAACAATCTAACCAAGTACTCAGCCGCTGAGAAACGTGAGGGTAGGGCAAACATGCCCGGACACGTAAGAGCCGCAATGAACTGGAACAACCTAAGACGTATGCATAGTGACAACTATAGTACGCAAGTTGTTGACGGTATGAAAACTATTGTGTGTAAACTTAAACAGAATCCATTAGGGTTTACTAGTGTTGGTTATCCTACAGATGAGTTGCATATCCCACAATGGTTTAAAGACTTGCCGTTTGATGATGATTTAATGGAGTCTACTATCGTTGATCAAAAAGTGGAAAATTTGCTGGGTGTACTGAATTGGGACATCTCTGATCATACAGGAATAACCACAACTTTTGATAATTTATTTGAATTTGAGTAAAAGATGCTGATAAATAGTTATGTATGCGTCTCAGTCAATTACTTAAGTTAAAACAAGATCTTCAAAAACACAATAACACAAAACTTGAAGGTGCTGTTAATGATGCCATTGCTCATGTTAATCAACTAGCAATGAGTCCTACTAGACTGAGCGAAGCAGATACATTTCAAACTTTAAATGCTGAGTACAGAAATATACTACCACAACTAAGAAAAATTGATGAACTAAAACAAAGTAAAATTCAAGACTTAGATGTAAAAATATCCGAATGGGATAAACAGTATTTTATCGACAGTTATGAAATGTATGAGTCACAGCATAAACTAGCTGATGTTGCCACAAACAGAGACATACGTAAGTTATACACCTATGAAAACATTAAGGACATTATCAAAACAAGGATCTACTCATACGTAGATTGGCGTTATCCTACCTTAGAAATAGGTCCTGGTGACGGTGAATTTACCCAGTACTTAACTGCTGGAGATCCATTATATATTGTTGACATTCATCAGGAGTTTATAGATAGTACGAAAAAACAATTCAATGAGTTCTATTCAACAAGAAGACTTCGACCATATCTTATTGACAATGATTACAATTTAAGTATGTTGCCACAAAAACAAATGGCATTTGTGTTAGCGTGGAATATATTCAACTATTTTCCACTGGAAGCAATTAAAGACTATATTAAAGAAATCGTTAAAGTAATGCGCCCAGGCGGGGTACTCATGTTTAGTTATAATAACTCTGATCGTTGGCAGGGTGCTGAAATGGTGGAAAATGCTTTTATGTGCCACACTCCTAAACATGTACTTCTACCAATGGTAGAAAGTTTGGGTCTCGAAGTTATTACTTCTAAAGATTACGACCCTACAGTAAGTTGGGTAGAGTTGCGTAAGCCTGGTGTTGCAACAACATGCAAAGCACACCAGACAATGGGTGCAGTAATTCAAATTTTAGATCCTGATGAGGATCCTAAGAGTATAGAAGCAAGAGCACAGGAAGAACTACGAGTGTCGTTGGATGCTCAGACACGTTTTGAAATACAACGTAACAGACCTGACTTGCTTGAAACAGCAGTAGAGTATAAGAGGTTACACAACACAACGTTAGAAAAAGCACTAGAAATTATTTTTGAACAGGAAGGGTTAGACCTTTCAGAAGTTCATAACTACAAAAATCATATACTAATGGCACAAGAAAATATGTCTGCTGAAAGCATAGAACAGTCCCGTGAAGAAAACTTAAGACTGGCAAAAAAAGCAAGAAGTAATAACGATTAATTCTTGCATTCTATCACAATATCAACTATAATATCCCTAAAGGAGAACAATCAATGAAAGATAATCTATTAGATCTAGTATCGCATACGTTTGCGCTTGGTAATGTAGACAAACTCAAGGTGCAAGGTACAGCAACAGAAACAAAAATTAATAGCATAGCGGAAGATAAAACTGTTATTATTGAAGGCAAGTTTAAACAGCCTATTTCGGAACTTGAAGGCACATTTGGCATGCCTAACCTAAGTAAATTAAATATTATCTTAGGAATTCCAGAGTACAAAGACAAACCTAACATTACAATTAATACACAAGAAAAAAACGGTGAAACTGTTAAGACAGGTATTTGTTTTGAAAATGCCGCAGGTGACTTTAAGAACGATTACAGATTTATGTCGAAAGAAATCGTTGAGGAGCAACTTAAAACAGTTAAGTTTAGAGGCGTAAAATGGAATGTAGACTTTAGTCCTAACGATGCAAGTATACAACGTTTTAAATTCCAAACACAAGCAAATGCAGAACACCCTAGTTTTATTGCTAAAACAGAAGGATCAGACTTAAAGTTCTTCTTTGGTGAAGCAACAAGCCACGCAGGTAACTTTGTGTTTGCGGCAGATGTAGAAGGTAAACTTGCTAAACCTTGGTCATGGCCCGTTGCACCAATTACAGCAATCTTAGGACTTACTGGTGATAAAACCATTAAGTTTAGTGATGAAGGTGCGGCAATGCTTACAGTAGACAG